TCACCTGGATGTTGCCCTAACCGAAACAATTTGAGTGCTGGCAAACGCAAGCACCTGATCGATCTGCCGCACGACCTGTATAGCGACGCCGCGACCGCTTGGATGCGGTGTCGCCACAATCCGCGCGATCAGCTTTCGCAGCCTCGGCACCGCCTCCAGGCGCGTCTCCTCGCCGGCCAGCGATCGATCAAGATCTTCAATCTCGCGGCGGTACTGGTCGGCAAGGCCGGGGTGCAATGTGAGCACCGGCAGCGCGTCCATGCTGGCCAGTTCGCGGGCGAGTGCGTCTCGATCGTCGCGGGCTGATGCCAGCGACGATCGTATTTCAGCGAACTCGCTGCCTCCCTCAGCGACGGCGGCCACCAGGCGGTCGACCTTGCGCGTCGCTTCTCCCAGTCTCCGCTCTACCCGATCGTGGTCGCGGCCGAGCGTGGCTGTCTGGCGGGCGTGCTCGCGGTGGTATTCGCGCAGGTAGGCCGACACGACGTCGGGGGCGAGCATCTGCCCTTTCAGGTCGGCCAGCACTGTCCTCTCCAGCTTTCGGGTCGCAATCCGTCGGTTGTTGGTGCACGCCTTTCCGCCGTCGTGCTTGCTGCATCCCCAGTTGCCATGGCTGACGATGATCCAGGGGCTGTCGCACACGCCGCAGATGCCTAGGCCCGATAGGATGTGCTTCGGTCGGCGCTGCGTTTCGGGGCGCGGAGTGGCGCGCCGGGCGAGCTGATCCTGCACCTCGGCGTAAAGCGCGTCATCGATGATCCGGAGGTGCGGCACGGCGGTTTCTGTAAGGTGACCATCGCCCTTTACGAAGCGACGCTCTCGCGTCGTCGGGTCGACCACGGCCTTGGTGCGGCCGTAAACCATGCGGCCGACGTAGATCGGGTTGCACAAAATGCCAAACCCTTCGCCGCGATGGGCCGCGATAGCGGAAGCGCGCCAGATCCCGCGCTTTGGCGGAGGCACGCACTCGGCGTTAAGCTGGAAGGCGATCGCCTGCGCGCTCCGGCCGGCCACGTACTCGCGATATATGCGGCGCACAATCTCGGCTTGTTCGGGGTCGACCTCGCGGAGTCCGCGGATCAACTCGCCGCGATCATCAAGCTTGCTGACCCGACGGTAGCCGTAGGCAACCGTGTTTGCTGATCGTCCCTCGGCGACGCGGCCGCGATGGGCACGGCGAATGTTGTGGGCGAGGTCCACGCGCTGCTGTTCGTCGAGCAACGCCTTGAACGCGCCCTTGAAAGCGTCGATCTCACCGTCCGCGAGCGAAAAGAGCCGGGCACCCCGGAAGTTGATCAGCTTGCGCAACTGGTGTGCGTCGCCTTGATCGCGGGCGAGGCGACTGGTCGAATCGACCACGACCTGCTCGATCCCGCCCCGGCCGAGGTGGGCGAGCAGCGCCGCCAGCCCGGGCCGCTGCGCCTCGCCCATTCCGGCCGCGCCGCTGATAGCGCGATCCTCGTAGACGCCCGCGATCGTCCAGCCCTCACGCTCTCCACGTTCGCGGCACGCTGCAACCTGGTCCTCGATCGACCAGGTATTCTGGAGAGCGCTACTGTACCGGGCGTAGATGAGGGTTCGCACGATTCGGATCCTTGCGGGCCGCGGCAATGTCCCGCGCGACGTGGGCCCGTGCAAGCGCCTCGACGAAGGCGATCACATCGGGGGGCGACGGCTGAGCCGGCGCGGGATCGAGGCGACCGCGGCTAGCCATCAGGCAGCGAGCCTTTCCGCGCGCTTTCGCCGCAGATCGACCACGCGCTCGGCGCTGACCATCACAACAATCACGGCCTCGCCGGATAGGCCGCTGTAGGGGCGCTGGTGCCATGCCAGTGCGTCGCACAGGTCTGCCATGATGCGGCGATCGTCGCTGGTCGGATTGCGGTCGGCCTGGGCACGCGCCTTGACCGCGATTGTGGCGAGCTCCGCGACCAGCAGGTGATTGTAGCGGCCGAAATAGCCGGTGCGGTCATTCCATGCGGGACAGGCCGGCGCGGCCAAGTCGGTGATCCAACGCCACTGCGCAGCCAGCGCTCGGATAAGCGCAAGCCCTTCCCCCGCAGCTTCGGCCGTCAGCTTGCCGGCCTCGACATAGGCGGGGAAGCTCGCCTCGCGACCACGTAGCAGATGCGCAGCCGTGTCGGCGCAGTATCCCCGAAAGCGGTAATCGGCGAGGCGGGGCGGTAACGAAGTCATTCCCGCACCGTTGATTGAAGAGCCGGAACCACCATGTGGGGGGCCAACAGGAGTGTTCCCCATGGCGATTGATACGCAAGACCTCGCGCAGCGAGTGCAGTTGCTGGAGCGTAACATCCAACAGCTTCAGGAGCAGGTGAACGAGCAAGCTCGTAAGCTAGAGATGGCAGAGCGCCAGTTGGCCCATCGGCCAAGCAAGCTGGGCCGGAGCGTCGTTTCCATGGCTCGACACAGCGATTACTGATCACGCAGCCACCTCGTCCGCTGTATCGTTCGCGCACAGCGCCGGCAGGTTGGCCCTGACCAGCGCCTCGGCCACGTCGGGGCAGACGCTGTTGCCGATCTTGGCAATCTGGCTGCTCTTGGTCAGGGGTTTGCCGTTGGGGCCGATCGCGGCGAGGGTGTAATCGGCGGGAAAGCCCTGTGCGTTGGCCAGTTCACGCGGGGTGAGCATCCGCATGCCGATGTCGACGATTACATAGGTCGCTGCGTCTATGGGCACGGTAACGACGGCGAATCGATCCTTGGTCGTGACCGTGCCGATCGGCTGATCCAGCCCGTGTCCGTCGACCTCGTTTCCGTAGTACTTCACCAGGAACGCGGCCACCTGAACGGCGTGGGCCAGCTGGTCGGGCGGCAGCGCGTCGGCTTCCACCATGACCGTCTCGACTAGGCGCTGTTGCGCGGCTGTAGTGGTGACGGTGGTCAGGGGCTTATCCGCCACACGTCCCAGCATTCCGCCGGTGTTCGCCTGCTCCATATGGGCGCACACGACGGCGTGCTTGTTGCTGCCGGCCATCACAGTCGGAGCCGGCGCATCGACCGAGTGGCGCCCTCCGTTGCTGTAGAAGGTCGACAGGAACGCGGCCACCGGAGCGTGCTTCGCGCCCCCGGCAACGACCGTGCCGAGCGGCGTGTCCAGATCAAGGGCGCGAGGCGCCTGCCCTTCCCGCTCGCCGTAGCCGGTCTGGACGAGTGTCGCAGTGGTCAGCATCTGCTGCGTGCCGCGCACGGTGGCGGTGGTCAGCGGTTCGTCCGCCGGCCGGCCGACGCGGTCAAAGTTGTGCTGGCCGATGAAGGCCGCGTCGATCGGCGCGATCGTGGCCGTGGCCCGGGCGAACTCGCCGCCATTGGCGGTCGTGATCGTGCGTAGCGGCTCTGCCGGGTCGTGCGACCGGGCGCTGTTCTGCGTATGCGTGATCGGCACGATCGCGGCATCGACCACGCCATGCTCCGGCTGGCTGGTTGCAGTGCGTAGCGGATCCTGCGGGTCGAACACGCGCGCGGCGCGGGTGCTCGTGAACGCGGTGCCGAGGATGAACGGCTTCGCCGTGTTGACGACGTAGCGCATGACGCCGTGCGCGATGCGGCGATTGGTCGCCGGCTTCAGCGGCCGGGCGCGGTCGAAGATCGACGGGCACGGGATCGACCAGTCGATGCACTCGGCCGCGGTGCGGTACGGGAGCAGCTTGCCCTTGCGCACCTCGACGCTGTCCGGCTTGCCGTGGGTCGGCGTCGGCCAGACGATCGGCAGGCCATCGCGACGGGCGATCAGGTAGAGGCGCTTGCGGCTGGTCGGCGCGCCATAGTCGCAGGCGCGCAGTTCGCGGTACTGGACCTTGTAGCCCAGCCGGCGCAGGCGCCGCACCCACAGGTCGAACTCTTCGCCCTGGCGTTCCTTGATCGGCATGCCCTCGGCATCGAGTGGACCCCAACGGCGGAACTCTTCGACGTTCTCCAGCATGATGACCTGTGGCGCGCCGCGACCGTCGGGCGTCGCCTTCAGCAGGCGTTCTGCCCAGTGGACCACCACCCATGCGAGGTCGCGGATGTTTTTCTCGCGCGGCTTCCCGCCTTTCGCCTTGCTGTGATGCTTGCAGTCGGGGGAGAACCAGGCGAGCGCGACCGGCGCGCCGCCCGTGGCGTCGAGCGGATCGACGGCAAGGATCGACTGGCAATAATGGCGTGTGGTCGGATGGTTGGCGATATGCATCGCCACCGCCTCCGGATCGTGGTTGATCGCCACGTCTGGCTCGCGGCCGATCGCGCGCGCGATGCCGGTCGAGGCCCCACCGCCCCCAGCGAAGTTGTCGATGACGAGCGGGCGCATCAGCTAACCTTCCCGAAGCCGATCTCAATCATGAGGCCGAGCCACTGGATGCAAAGGACGCGTCCCTTCACTTCGTCATATTCGCGGGTGCGCGTTGACTGGCCGAGTGCCGTCCGCAGGCTGCGAGCAAATCCCGCAGGCAGTTCGACGCCGCCATGCGGATCAACCGTCAATGCGGACCCCGCCCAGCCTGACCAGTCGAAGCGGGGAATGAAATGGCGGCGCATCAGAACGGCACCTCCTGATCGCGGGTGAGCCGGTCGATCATCGCAGCGACGAACTTGGGACCGGCATCGTTCGCCAGATTGTCGAGGTACTCCAGCGTCCGGACGTCGACCTGAACGCGCCCACTTTCGACCAGGCAGAGGACGAGGCGCGAGCCCAGCCCGCCATTCCCACAATTCCAGCCTTCCCCGCCGCGCGGAGCATGCGGGAGATCGTCTTTCTCATTGACGACTGGCTGCGGAATCTTCTTGCCGTCGGGGATCCTCACAGCATCCCCGCGAGGTAAGCGCGCAGCATCTGGGCAACGAAGAACAGGGCGGCGATGCCGAGCAGCGCCACCTCGACCCGGCGGGCGTAGTAGCCGATCGGGCGCTCGTGACGGGGTTCCAGCGGGTCGGGACCGCCCTGCCCGCCTGTCGGCTGGCTGAACGCCAGCACCTGTGCGTCGCGGGCGCGGAGGCGGGCGACGGTGGCGGAGAGCTCGCCCGGGAGCGACCGCCAGCCGATCGGGAGGAACCGGCGTGGCGTGACGCGCGGAGCGCGCCGGGTGAACGCCTCGCAAGGCATGCTGACCGGCAGGACCTCGGGATAGGCCACGAGGTCAAGCGGGTCGTATGAGGCGGGGGCGGCGCTCAGCGCAGGCTGCGGGATGATCGCAGCCGGTTCGCAGGTGTCAGGAAGAACGATGACGGACATGGTGCGCTCCTTTCAGCGCACGCTTACCGTCAGCCTTTGCTTACAGTCAAGCAGAATGTAAGCGGGGGCTTACAACTCAGAACGTCACGAGCTCATCCCATGGTATGATGCGATGAAGGTGCGCAACGCGCGCCCTCTCCACGCGGAACGTGCCGGCGGGATTAAACTGCTCGAACTCGAAATACTGGGCAGTCTGCCGAACCAAGCGCTTTGCCATGACAGTGAAGATGCGTTCACCCTCGTCACCATCAGCGGCACGCAACTGGGCCACTACGTACTCGCCAGTCGTCGGCGGTCGGCGCGGATCGACGTAGGCGAGTTCCCCCGGCTCGTAACGCGGTGCCATTGAAACCCCACGAAAATACAGGGCGTAAATGTCTCGCCGGCCATCCAGAACCAAAGGGCGCCGTGCATAGTCGATCACATCGTTCAAGTGCATTTCCATGCCCTCGACGCTGTGCAGCAACCCATCATCTTCTACCTCGATGTCCGCACACAGGGCTGTGCCGACAATCGGGATATCTCGGGGTCGATCCTGCCCACGAAAGGCGAGATACGGCGCCCTCGCCTCCGCAGGCGGAGCCTCCTTTTCCGGCTGTCGGACGCCAGCTTCAAACTCGCCGAATGTCACTCCGATGGCGTCGAGCAGCTTGGTGATGGTGGCGTGGTTAGCAGATCCTCGCCGTTTGATGTCGTTCAACGCCATACGGCTGACGCCAGCCCGTATCGTCCAGGCGCTTGCAGACAAGCCGGTCGGTTTAACTGCCATCAATCGATCGTGAAGCGTCAGCGGGTCAGACATAATGTCAGCTATAGCTAACATCATGCTGATGGTCGCCTAAAGCTATCGCTTACACATTCCGCTTGCGCTGTAAGCGTGTGCTGATATGTAAGCGGGTTATGGACGTGCCTACCACCGAACAGCTGGTCGAGCGGATCGAGAAGTTTCTCGTGCAGCACGACATGCGGCCCACCCGCTTCGGCAGGGAGGCGACTGGCGAGCCTCAGCTGCTCGACAGCCTTCGCAAGGGGCGGTCTCCCAGCCTCGACACGGCGAATAAGATCGTCGCCTACATGGCACGTCGAGATGATGAGGCCGGTGCGGTTGATCATGGCACCGCTGATAATCTGGATCATCACGCCTCGGCATCGGGAGAGTGCGCCGATATTTCCCGGCAGGCGGTGACGGCATGAACGCGCTGATCGCCGCGGCCGTGAAGGGCCGCATGCTCAAGATCGCGTTTGGCGAATTGGTCGCACGTGCTGGCGGCGTCGAGGCAGCCGCCGGCTTCTGCCGCGTCGGCAAGAGCACGCTGGCCCGCTACTACGCACTCGGGCCGGCCGACGAGGAGTGCTTCGCGCCCGTCGACGTGGTGCGCGACCTGGAGGCGCTGGTCGGCGAGCCGATGGTCACGCGGGTGCTGGTCACCATGGCGGAGGGCATCTTCCTGCCCCAGCCGACCGCACCGGCCCGGCGCGGCGACCTGCTTTCGATGCTGGCCGATGCCGCCAAGGAACATAGCGACCTGACGCAGAAGCTCTGCGCCAGCCTGGCCGACGGCCACCTCGATGCGGTCGAGGCCGAGCGCGTGCTGGCCGAGATCGACGACAATTTCCGCGTGCTGGCGACCATGCGCGCCGCGGTGACATCCATCCTGGAGGGGCAATGAAGAACAAGATGCACCTGCCCGCGCGCGTGCCGAACGAAGGCGCGCGCCTGCTGGCGCAATGGATCGCGCGCGAGTGCCATGGCGCGCTGGGCGTGGCGAACCTGAAGCTGTGCGTCGGCATGCCGACGTTGCAGCGGCTGCTGGACGGCGAGATCACGCCCGGCGCGTCGCTGGTCGGCCCGATCGCGGAGCGCACGCACGGCTGTGTCGCGCGCCTGGACTGGCAGCGTTCGCCACGTGGCGGTTGGTTCGATGCGCCTTCGGCTGCGCAGCCGCAGCGGCGGGCCGCATGACGGTCACGATCGACGATCCCGCCGCTGGCGGCAGTGCGCCCGGCGCCTGGGCAACGGCGATCGCGCATACGCCGTCACTGGCGGCGCAGACTAACGAGATCACGCGTGGGGCGCTCCCCTGTCGCTCCGCGCGTGCCGGCGAGGGGCAGGTGACCGCCGCCAGCCCCTCGCCGGATGAACAGGAGGCAAAGGCATGACGGCGCTGACGAAGATCACCGGCGTCCTGCCGGACGGCCATTTCGACGGCGAAGCGGTGCACGTCATCGCGTCACCGGAGCAGCTGTTCGCTTGGGCCGAGCATGCCAAGTCCGGTGAGCGCTTCCTCTATGGAACGCGGTGCGTGTTCTCACCCAAGGGTGAAGGCGTGCGGGCGGCGATGAACCTTGCGGAGCGCGGGCTGGTCAACCTCTGCCAGCGGCCCGTCGCGGGGCGGCGGGAGCGGAACTACGAGGCGCAGCGCACGTCGCGGCGGTGGCCGGGCATCGATCCGGTTGCGCAGGCAACCGACGGCGATCTGATCGGGCTGGGCGACGAGACGGCAGCGGTGAACAAGGTGCTGCCGATCCTGAAGCGGGCGGCGCAGTTCGGCCGCCCCTGCCCGACCGACACGCAACTGGCCAGTCAGGCCAACATCCGGGCCGATGACGTGCAGGCCGTGCTGGGCGTGCTGCGCGCGATCAACGCGATCCGCATCACGTCCGCGCCGGCACCGACCTGCAGAATCGTCACGATCGTCGAGACGGGTCACTGCACGGGGGCAGCACGATGAGCGTGGAGGTCGATCGCGACGCGCTGCTGGGCGCCGTTCGCCGTGTTGCGGACGTGGTGGAGGCGCGCACCACCATTCCGGTGCTGGGCAACCTGCTGATCGAGGCGGCAGAGGGCAAGTTGACGCTGACCGGCACCGACCTGGACCTTCAGGCGAGCGCCACGATCGACGCAGCCGGCACGATGTCGATCACGGTCGACAAGAACAAGCTGCTGGCGGCGGTGACCAGCTTCAAGCCGGGCCGGATCGCGATCAGCGCGGTGCCAGGTCGGCAGGCCGTGCAGATGAAGGCTGGGCGCGGATCGCGCATCCTGTCGACGCTGCCGGCGACGGACTTTCCGAAGCGCGAGGCGCTGGCGAACGCGACCGCATTCGACATCCGGGCATCGGCGTTCCTGCGCCTGTTGGATACGACGAGCATCGCGCATTCGACTGACGAGACGCGCTACTACCTGAAGGGCGCGTTCCTGCACGTCCGGGGGGACCAGCTGATGGCGGCTGCTACGGACGGGCACAAGGCGGTGCAATGCCGCATGACAGTTCCCACGGGGGCCGAGCAACTGCCCGACATCATCGTGCCGACCAAGGCAGTGACGCTTCTGCGCAAGCTGCTGACGAAAGTGGACGGGGAGGTTCGCTTCGGCGCCACTCACAAAGCCTATGAATGTCAGGTTGGCGGTACTCTGCTGATTGGCAACCTCGTCGATGCGACGTTTCCCGATTACCAGCGGGTGATCCCGGATCGCTGTGACCGCGCCCTGATCGGCGCTCGCGACGCACTTCTCGACCCGCTGACACAGGTGGCTGCCATCGTCGACGCCGAGGGCGAGAAGAAAATCCGCGTGGCAGTGATCGACCTGCAAGCCTCGCCTGCCGAAAGCGAGGTGTCTGCCAAGGATGCCACAGGCGCAACGGCGGTTGAGGCTTTGGACGTTGAGGTCAGCGGCGAGCCGATCCGGTTCGGGGTGAACCAAAGATATCTGAGCCTGGTGCTGGGGGTCTTCGCCGAAAGCAGCCGCATCGAATTGTCCCTGGCCGATCCCGCCGCGCCCATGCGCCTGACCGGGGACAAGGACCCTGATGTTGTTGCCGTCATCACACCTTATCGCATCTGAGGAGGTTCGAATGCAGCCTTTCAACAGGAACGATCCCAGCGAAGCCGCCAGGGTCGCGGCCCTTCATCCGGGGGGCAATCCGCTTTCGCCGGCCCCGCGCCTGTCGGACGACGAACGGCTTGCACGTGCCGAGACGGAGCTCCTCTCACTCGCTATCGAACGCGGCTGCGCGGCTACGTGCGGCCAAGAGCGTGATCTGGCGATCAGCATTGTGGCGCTTCGCGCCGCATGTGGCCGCTGATGTCGAGCGATGCCGATGCGCTGCTCGCTGAGATCGAGGCGTGGAGCGACCCCGCGGCGTGCAGCTATGGCGAGTTGGGTACGATCGTGCTCAACCATCCCGGCTTCGTGCCCTTGCTGCGCAAGCGCGGGACGTTGAAGGCCGATACGGCCGGCAAGCTGCGCGCGTTCATGAGGCACTTTCCGGACGTGGAGCGGCTTCCTGCCGACCTGCGCCGGTCGATGGTCGCGCAGGGTCGGACAGGTCGCACCTGGTCACCCGAGAATCACCAGTCGACGATGCTGCGCCTCGGACATCCCGAACTGCGCGATCCGCCGGCTGCACCTCGCCCGGCACCGACTGGCGACAAGCCCCGCATCAACGCCGCGGTCATTCGGGCCGCGAAGCTGGACGGTCGCGATCTGCCCATCTTCGTCACCGCCCTGATCGACATGGGGCTGGAGTGCTGGCGTGATGATCGCGCGGCGCATGGGGAGGCGGTCGCGTGAAGCAGCGCCTCGACACGCAGGTGGCGACGGCGGTGGGAGCCATGCTGGTCGGCCGCGACAGCATCACGCTGGACGTGGTTGCGAGCAGACTGCCGGCACATATCCGAGCGGCGAACCCGTCGCTGCGATGCATGACCAAAGCGCTCGTTGGCGCCGGCTGGGTCGGTGACCGGCGCGACGGCGGACAGGTCGTCTACATCCCCGCGCCCGAGGATGATGGCGAGCCGGCCGATCTGACCGGACACAATGTCGAGGGCGTGGCCGGTGAAGAGGTTCGGCTCCTGATCGAGCGGTGGGAGCGCCTGGAGGAAGAAAAGAAGGGCATCGCCGACGACATCAAGGATGTCGCGGCCGAGGCGAAGGGTCGTGGCTACGACATCAAGGCGATGCGCGGGATCATGAAGATCCGGAAAAAGCCCAAGGAAGAGCAGCAGGAAGAGGCGGCGATCCTTGAAGTCTACATGCGCGCACTGGGGATGATGGTCTGATGGCGATCCTGAATGTCTATGTCGATGCGGATACAATGAAGAGGTTGAAGCGCGCGTCGCGGGAAGAAAACCGCAGCGTCGAAGACCTAGCGGAAGCAGCGATTGCAGAGGCCGCTTTGAATAGCGATCGTGATCGGAGGTTTGGCAAGTGAGCAGCGTCAACAAGGTGATCCTGATCGGCCACTTGGGCCGCGATCCGGAAAGCCGCAGCTTCCAGACCGGGGGCAAGGTGGTCAACTTCCGCATCGCCACGGGCGAGCGCTGGAAGGACCGCAACAGCGGCGAGATGAAGGAGCGCACCGAGTGGCATTCCATCGTTGTCATGAACGAGGGCCTGCAAGGCGTTGCGGAGAAGTATCTGCGCAAGGGCAGCAAGGTCTATGTCGAGGGCCAGCTGCGGACGCGCAAATGGCAGGATCAGCAGGGTAACGACCGATACGCGACCGAGGTGGTGCTCGGCTCGTTCAACTCGGTCATGACGCTGCTCGACAAGCGCGAGGGCGATCCCGGTCGGCACGATTACAGCGGCTATGGCGACACGGTCGGCGGGTCCGGCGGTGGATCGGGTAGCGGCTCGGCCGGCCGGACGGGCGGCGGCTTCGTCGACGACCTGGATGACGACGTGCCGTTCTAGCGACCCCTCACGCGCCCGCTGACAGGCCGGGCATTCATCGCCTGCCACACCTGTTCCGGGGCCACCTAGCGTGACAGTTCTCCAAGCTGCGTCGATGCTCGATGCGGCGCTTCATTTCGCGTCCCGTGGCTGGCCGGTGTTTCCGTGCAAGCCGACCGACAAGTCCCCGTACCTGCCGCGCGACAAGGATGCGGACGGCAAGCCGATCCCCCGTTCGGGCGGCGTCAGCAAGGCCAACACCGATCCCGACCAGATCCGTGCCTGGTGGAAGAAATGGCCCAAGGCGATGATCGGCATCGCGGCCGGCCGGTCGGGCCTGCTGATCGTCGACTTCGATCCTCGTGTGGACGAACATACCGACGAAGAGACGGGCGAGGTCACGACCGAGGTTTGGACGCTGGACCGTCTGAAGGCGGAGCTAGAGGCGGCGATGGGATGCCCCCTGCCCGTCAGCCTCGCCGTGCGGACGCCGTCGGGCGGCGTGCACGTCTATTTCCGGATGCCGGATGGCGTGCCGATCGGGAACGTCGGCAGCCTGCCCGACCACATCGATGTGCGCGGTGAAGGCGGGTACGTGATCGTGCCGCCCAGCTACTGCGTGGGCGACGGCAAGCGGTGCGTCGAGGGGCCGTATCGCTGGCTTCGCGGCGATGCCGACGCGCCGATCGTCGACATGCCCGATGCGCTGGTCACGATCCTGCGCACACCGAAAACGAAGCCGGCGCGCGCCGATGCCGCCCGGCCGGCCGTGTCGATGCCCTCGGACGTGTTTCCCGTCGACGTGGACGCGGCGCATCGCCGCTACGCCATGGCGGCGCTGGACCGCACGGTGATGGAGCTCGCCTCGACGCCGGTTGGCGGTGGTCGCCATGGCGGACGCAACAAGGGCGCCTATCAGGCCGCCTACAACATGGGCGGGTTCGTCGGTGCCGGCGCGATCTCGATCGCGGTGGTGCGGTCGGCGTTGATCGAGGTGGTGCGGACGTTCGATCCGGCCGCGTTCGACAAGCACCTGGCCGCGATCGACAACGGTCTGGAGGGCGGCCAGTCCGCGCCGCACGATCTGAGCGGCATCGGCACCTATGCGCGCCGTCGCGACAGCGGCGGCTCCGCTTCATCCTCCGGCGCACCGCCGTTGCCGCCCGTCGACGCCTATGCCGACGAGCTCGATCGATATGCCGATCGGCCCGCACCCGGCTTCGGCAGCGAAGCGGATGCCTTCCAATCTGGAACATCGGCGGTTTCCGGTTCCACTACGGGGTCAGGGGGCCGCATCGCGCCGTCCGCAGACCCCGATACCGACCGAGCCTGCGCCACTATGGCGATGACCGACCTAGGCAACGCCGAGCGGTTTCATCGCCGACATGGCTGGCGGTTCCGGTTCTGCACGGAACTGGGCTGGTTCGTGTGGGACGATCGCCGGTGGGAACTGCTATCGGAGGAAAAGGACAAGATGCCCGGCAAGGTGAGCCTTGCCGTGTTCGACACGATACGAGCGATCCGCCACGAAGCCGACCTGGTCGAGGCGAGCGGGTTGCGGGAGGACCTGCCGGAGGACGCGCCGGACGATGTGCGGCGGTCAACGCTGAACTTCATCTACAAGTGGCGCGGTGCCGGCGATAGCAAGGTGCCGATCTATTTCAGCGACATGCTGCGCGATCATGCCAAGTCCAGCGAAGGCGCACAGCGGCTCGGCTGCATCGCAGGGCTGGTGAAGTCTTTTCCCGACATAGCGATCCGCGCCGATGCCATGGATGCCGACCGGTTGGCCATCAATGTGCTGAACGGCACGATCCGGCTCGGACTCAATGGCAATATGCCTTCAATACGCCTTGACCCGCATCGGCCCGGCGATCTGATTAGCAAGGTCGCCAATGTCATCTATGATCCGGATGCCACCTGCGAGACGTATGACGGCTTCCTTGCGACAGTGCAGCCTGACGAGAAGATGCGCCGGTTCCTGCACCAGTGGGCCGGTTTGTCGATGACGGGCGACATCAGTGAGCAGAAGCTGGCGTTCTGGCACGGCAAGGGCCGCAACGGTAAGTCCACGCTGAGCGACCTTCTGGGGCATATCGCGGGCGATTATGGCGGGTCCGTCGCGATCGAGACGTTCCTCGATCAGGGCCGTGGCCGCAAGGGCGGTGAGGCGACGCCTGATCTGGCGCGGCTGCCCGGTATCCGCTTCCTCCGCACCTCCGAACCGGAGAAGGGCGCGAAACTGGCAGAGGCGTTGATCAAGCTCATCACGGGTGGTGAGCCGATCGATGCGCGGCACCTGAACAAGGGCTTCTTCACCTTCCTGCCGTCGTTCAAGGTCACGGTGTCGGGCAACCACAAGCCCAAGATTACCGGCCATGACGACGGCATATGGCGGCGCGTCATGCTGGTGCCGTGGGACGTGCAGATCGCCAAGGAAGAGGTCGACAAGTCGTTGCCGGACAAGCTGCGCAAAGAGGCGTCAGGCGTATTCAACCGGATGCTGGCCGGATTGCTGGACTGGCGCATGGAGGGACTTGTCGAGCCGGAGAGCGTGATCGCTGCCACGGCGAAGTATCGTGAGCAGAGCGACCAGCTGGGCCGGTTCCTGGACGAATGTACGCGGCCGAAAGAGGGTGCTCGGGCGAAGTCGTCCGAACTGTTCGCGCTGTTCACGGCATGGGCGAAGGCGAACGGGGCGGCCGAGTGGCAGCAGGTCGGCTTCACCAAGGCGATGGAGGATCGCGGGTTCGAGAATAAACGCTCGAACGGCATCCAGTGGCTGGATATGGAGATGACGAAGTCCGTGTCCGACTTCGCCGAAACCGAGCCGTCCAGCGGCGGCTATGGCCACGATCCCGGACCCTTCACCGATTACGATACCCTGTAATTGGAAGGGTTGAGGGTTCCGGGTGGAAGGCGCGTTGGAAGGGCAGAAATGGCAGATTTGTGCGGGTTTGGAAGGGCTGGAACGCTAATCCCACCTCCCGCCGTGATGTGCGCATGTGCGCGCATGCGCACACACGATATCGACCCGTTTTACCCTTCCAACCCTTCCATCCTTTCCATTTGATCAGACAGCCATTCCAAAGAATGGCGGAAAACCGCGAGTTTTGAGCATGACCGACCGGCACATCATGGAAGCCCCTGCCCCCAACACTCCCGTTCCGATGGAAGGCGGTTCCCTTCCACCCTCGTTCTGGACCTTCGACATGGTGCAGGACCGGCTGGTGGAGGCGATGATCACCTGCTGGCGCCAGCCCGACCGTGAACGTGCCTGGGTGCGTGGCGGCAGCGACGGGCCATGGCACCTGATCATGCCGGAGCCGGGCGACTATGATGCGCGCGGTGGTTTGGAGACGGGCGGCGAGGTGATGATCCGTCCCGCCTCCCTGACGCGGCAAGAGGTGGGCGAGATGGAGGAGGCGTTCGGCTGGACCGAGATGCTGAACCCGCTCGACCGGAAGCTGATCGGATTGGCCATTGCGCACCTGGCGCGCGGCGGGCGTGAGGTGCCGTGGCGGCGTCTGCTCGCTCCGATGGGGCTGAAGCGTGGCGCGGATGGCCTGCGGATGCGGTACGGACGCGCGCTCAATGCGATCTGTGTCGCCAAGAATGGCGGAAACGCTTGGGCTACACGTGTCAATCCCGGAAAAGATCGGGCGTAACGATTTTCCCTGTTCGTCTATCGGGTGTTTTCAGGCTATTTATTGCCACACTGGGACGGGCCTTCGGGTGCTGACCGGTGTATCCCCCTGGAGCCTTCGACGGGCGGCGCGACTTCGGTCACGCCGCCCGTCGCCGTTTGGAGCCACGTGCATGGGCAGGCTCAAGGGCTTGTCGTCTCGCCTGTCGCCGCTGCGATCCCGCGTGCCGCATCTGTCGCACGATCGTCAGACCTATGACCGACGGCGTGACGAACAGCCGTGGCGCAAGTGGTACAAGACGGCGCGGTGGCAGGCGCTGAGATGGTCGGTGCTGGTGCGTGATCGGTTCACCTGCCAGCGGCCCGGCTGCGGTCGTATCGAGCCTGACACGTCGCTGCTGGTGGCGGATCACAAGCGCGCGCACCGTGGCGATGAGGCGCTGTTCTGGGACGAGTGCAATCTCCAGACGCTCTGCAAGCCGTGCCACGACAGCGACAAGCAACGCGAAGAGCACCGCTCCGGCAGGTAGGGGGGGTGGTCGAAAACGGCTGAGGGGCGGTCCGCCTAGACCGCATCCGATGCCACGTAGGGATTTTTTCTTGATGGCGGAGAATTTGGGGGTCGACCTGTTCGGCGATCCGATCCTGCCGCGCAACGAAGGCCGTGGGCGACCGGAGCATGTCTGGAGCCTCGAAAACTCCAACAAGGTGCTGCTGGCGTTCGCGAGCGGCCTGTCGGTCAAGGATGCGGCCACGGCGATCGGACTGTCGGTGCCGACGCTGCGGAAGCATTATTTTGCCGAGGTGGCGAAGCGGGCCGCTGCCCGGCTGCGGATGAACATGACGCAGCTGTCGCGGCTCAACGACGAAGCGGCGAAGGGTAACGTCACCGCCGAAAAGGAATTGTTCAAGCGGCTCGACAAGGCCGCGCTCGATCAGCTGTCCGATCAGGTTGCCCACCACTCGAAACCGGCCAAGCCGGAGAAGCTGGGCAAGAAAGCGCTGGCGCAGCAGGCGGCGGACGAAGTGACCGGCCTGTACGAAACACCGCCTACCCCGCCCGGCCTGCTGAACTGACGACGCCGTGACGGACCCGATCTGGACCACCGCCTGCCCCGACTGGGAAAAGCGTATCGTGGAGCGCCAGTCGCTGGTGCCCTTCGCGCCGCTGTTCCCCGATCAGGCGGCGGGAGCGCTGGCGGTGTTTAAGGCACTTAGGATGGTCGATGTCCCCGGACAGCCGACCTTCGGTGAAGCATGCGAGCCGTTCGTGTTCGATCTGGTCGCGGCCATCTTCGGCGCGTTCGACCCTGTCGCCGGTCGTCGACTGATCGAAGAGTTTCTGCTGCTGATCAGCAAGAAGAACGGCAAGTCGACGATCGCGGCCGGGATCATGCTGACGGCCCTGATCCGCAACTTTCGTCACGGCGCTGCCCTGAGCATCCTAGCGCCCACCCAGAAGGTGGCCGGGAACAGCTTCGATCCGGCAGCGGCGATGGTCCGTGCCGACCCGAAGCTCAATCAGCTGATGCACATCGTCAGCAACCAGCGGCTGATCAAGCATCGCAAGACCGGTGCGGAACTCCGCGTGATCGCGGCTGACACCCAGACGGTGAGCGGCAGCAAGGCCGGCTTCGTACTGGTCGACGAGCTTTGGGTATTCGGTAAGCGTGCCGGATCGGAAAGCATGCTCGAAGAGGCGACCGGCGGGCTGGCGTCGCGTCCGGAAGGCTTCGTCATCTACCTGACGACCCACAGCGACGAGCAGCCGGCCGGCGTGTTCAAGGACAAGCTGGACTACTTCCGCGGTGTCCGCGACGGTACGATCGACGATCCGCGCAGCCTGGGCATGCTTTATGAGTGGCCGAAGGTCATGCGGGACGACGAGGCCTATCTCGATCCGGCGAACTTCTATGTAACCAACCCAAACCTCGGACGATCGCAATCTGTCCCCTTCATCCAGCGCAAGCTCAGGCTGGCGAAGGAAGGTCGCGGTGAGGACGGCGATACCTCGCAACAGATCGTTCTGGCCAAGTATCTCAACGTCGAGATTGGCATGCGGCTCAGCCGTGACCGGTGGACCGGGGCCGACTTCTGGGATGCCGCATCCGACGTAAAGCTGGTTTCGCTCGACGAGCTGATCCGCCGATCCGAAGTGGTTGTCGCCGGTGTTGATGGCGGCGGGTTGGACGATCTGCTCGGGCTTTGCCTGATCGGACGGGAGAAAGGGTCCATGCGCTGGCTCGTGTGGACGCGGGCTTGGGCCTGGGCGGTGGTGTGGGATCGCCGGAAGGATATCGTCACCAAGTTGGACGAGTTCGTTGCCGAGGGGACCCTGATCCGGTGCGATATGCCGGATGATCGGCTCGATAGTACGGTCGACGACGACACCGAGCGAGATGAAGATTTGACGGCCGACGTTCGCGGCGTTGTCGAAACTTTGGTCAAGGTCCGGGACGCTGGCCTTTTTCCTGACAAGGAAGCGATTGGCCTGGACCCGGTGGGTGTCGCGGCCATCGTGGACGAGTTGTCTAAGCACGACTTCGAGGGGCAGTTTTCCTCGATCAGCCAAGGCTACAAGCTGTCGAGCGCGGTCAAGGGATCGGCGCGGAAGCTAGCCGCCCGCACCATGCGCCATGGCGGCACCAAGCTGATGCAATGGTGCGTCGGCAACGCCAAGATGGAGCCACGGGGCACCAGTGCGGTCGCGATCGTGAAGTCCTCGGCCGGCGCGAAGATCGACCCGCTCGCGGCCATGTTCAATGCGGTCATGCTGATGACGCTCAACCCGGAAGCGGCTGGGATCTTCGAACCGGCGTCGATGATCGTCTGAGGAGGCGTAGCAGTGCAGATCATCCACAAGGCCACCGCCCGCGCGGCTGGCGACAATCCTTACGTCTTCGTCATGTCGGACGCGACGCGGGACCGGTACGGCGACATCATCGAGCCGGCAGGCTGGAAGCTGGCCGCGTTCAAATCCAACCCCGTGGCCCTTTTCGGACACGACAGCACTCTCCCGATCGGCGCCTGGAAGAACGTGCGTGTCGAGAACGGCGCGCTGCTGGGCGAACTGGAGTTCCTTAACGCCGGTCTGTCGCCGCGTGTCGATGAAATCCGCGCGTTCGTGGAATCGCGCATGCTCCGCGCCGTGTCTGTTGGCTTTCGCGGTCTCAAGGCCGAGCCGATCGCCAACGGTGGACTGCGCTACACCGAAAGCGAGCTGGTGGAGTGCTCCGTGGTGAGCATCCCTGCAAACCCCAACGCTCTTCAGGTGGCGAAGAGCCTCAACCTTTCCCGCGACGCCCAGCGGCTGATCTTTGGCGAGACTGCCGACGAGATCACCCCCGCTGGACGGAGCGCCTTCGGCGAGCCCGCCGTGACCCCCTCCAGTCTCAGGACCAAGAGCATGACGACCCTCTCCGAGCGCATCGAAAGCGCGCAGACCGAACTGACGCAGCTGCGCGGCAACCTCCAGACCACCATCGACAACGGCGGTGACATCGACGCCATCACCGGCGAGATCGAGCAGAAGGACGCCGCACTGGCCTCCCTCCGCCGCGCCGAAGCGGCCCTCGCCGGCACGACCGAACAGGGCGGCAACCAGACAGTGGTGACGACCCCCGCCCCCGTGCAGCAGCGTGCGGCCGAGCCGCGTCGCCCGTTCGCGGTTGCCGCCCGCAAGGTCGAGCCGGTCGACCACATCTTCCGGTCCATGGTGGTCGGTCTGCTGGCGCACGCGCGGCACCAGAGCCACACCGACGCGCTGAAGATGGCATATGGCGAGGACGTGTCCACCAAGGCCGTGATGGACGTGCTGCTGCGCTCCGCCACCGTGCCGGCGGATACCGTCACCCCGGCCTGGGCCGGCGCGCTGGTCGAAACCGCCGTTGGCGACTTCTTCGACCTGTTGCTGCCGACCTCCATCTACCCGCGCCTGGCGGAGATTGGTGGCCGGTTCGGCTTCGGCCGCGCGGGTAAGGTCAGCCTGCCGTCGCGGTCCGCCACGCCAACCGTCGCCGGTTCGTTCGTCGGCGAGGGCGCGCCCATTCCCGTGCGCCAGGCCGGGTTCGTCAGCACGACGATCACGCCAAAGAAGATGGCGGTCATCACCACCATGACGCGCGAGATCACGGAGCATTCCACTCCGCAGATCGAGCAAATCCTGCGGGAAGCGATCCAGGAGGACACCAGTATCGCGCTGGATGTCGTGCTGCTCGACGCCAATGCCGCAACCACGGTGCGCCCGGCGGGCATCCGCAACGGCGCATCCACGGCGGCCGGCACGGCGGGCGGTGGCATGGCGGCGCTGGTCGCAGACGCCAAGGGCATGCTGACCGATCTGACCACGGCGACGAATGGCAACCTGCGTCGGCCGGTGTGGCTGATGAACCCGACCCAAGCGATCAGCGCCGGGCTGATCCAGGACGCGTCGGGCGCCTTCCCGTTCAAGGTGGAGATCGCAGCCGGCAACTTTATGGGCTACCCGGCGCTGATCTCGTCCACGGTGCCGGCGGGCGTGCTCGTCCTGGTCGATGCGGCCGACTTCATGTCGGCGGTGGGCGACGTGCCGCGCTTCGACGTGAGCGACCAGACGGTGCTGCACATGGAAGACACCGCACCGGCCCAGATCGGCGCGGCTGGCGCTCTGCCGACCGGCGGTTCGGTCCGCTCCATGTTCCAGACCGACAGCCTCGCGCTGCGGATGATCATGGACGTCAGCTGGGCGATGCGCCGCGCCGGCACCGTCGTGGTCCGCACCGCGGTCACCTGGTAACCCCCGCCGGCCGGGCGCCCCGCCCGGCCGGTCCCTCGTGAAGAAGGATCAGGCACATGCCTACCCCGCAAGAACTGCTCGAACAGTCCCGCAAGGACCTGGAAGAGCAGAACAAGGCCGCGCTGGAGCGGACCGAGAACGTGCGGCCGACGCCGACGCAGGACGAGGTCGACCTCGCCAAGCTGGCCACGCCGACGCTGGAAACGCTCGACGGCAAGGAAGACCACGGTGCGCCCGAC